AACGACAAGCAGCAGCATTGAAAGCGAAAGAAGCAGCTGCCGCTACAGCAGGTGGTGATTGGGCAAAATCATTACCAAGTCTGGGTGACCAGTCGTTTATTGATTTTGGTTCTGATAACCAGTTTCGTGCTATTAAGAATGATAGTGGTGGATATAAAATCATGAGAAAAGGTGCGTTGGGTATGATCATGCCCATTGATACTAAAGGTAAAAACCTTGGGTTAAAAGAGCAATTAATAGAGGCTGCGAAACCAACGGAAGTAAGTTCCTTAAATCCAGGAGATGACGCAAATCAACTTGCTTCTGCATCTGCTGATACTTCCACTCCTCTTAATAGTAAGTCGCAAGAGCAACTGGTGGCATCTGCGGGGAACATTACCACTATTAACAACATTAGCAATGTAGCACCTAGTGCTAACAATGGTGGCAATGCTCCGGCAGATATACCAGTTGGAGCTGGGTCTGCAGATATGGGAACAATCATCTATGCCTTCCAAGAAGCTAAATTTTCATGACAAAATTTAAATCTAATACTGACTTTGGATTAACCGCAGTAAACATATATCCAAATAGTGGTGGTAAACCTATTCCAATAACAACTCTGATAAATTCTTTCAACTACGTTGAAACTATTACATCTCCATTTTTGTCAGCAACTATGGAGGTAGTTGATAGTGGTGGATTACTACAAGGATTACCTATGCAAGGTGGTGAAATAGTTGAAATTAAAGTATCTACTAATATAAACGAATCTCTTACGTATTCTTTAGCAATATGGAAAATAGGCAATAGATTTGCTCAGAATCAAAAACAAGCATATACAATTGGACTTATATCACCAGAGGCTCTTAACAACGAAGTTTCTAGAGTTACAAAACCTTTACAAGGAAATCCAGAAAAAATTATCGCTAACCTACTGCAAGAAAGTTTAAATACACAAAAAGAATTTTTTAGCGAACCATCTTTATTTGATACAAAAATTTTACCAAATAGAAAAAGAGTTTTTGATTTAGTTAATGCGATGGCAGTGAAAAGTGTCTCTCCACAAGCAAAATTTGACCAAACAAAAGACACAACAACATCAGAAGCAAATACATCTCAAAGTGTGAGAGGAAGTGCTGGGTTCTTTTTCTGGGAATCTAAACGAGGTTATAATTTTTTCTCAGTTGATTCTTTATGTGCTGATGCTAATAGTAGTCTCAAATCAAAAAAATTAGAATCACCTTCGTGGGGTCCTTATATTGAGAAAATTGCTAATCAAGGTGATGGAGCAGACGATAGGTTTGTGGTATATCGATCTACTTTTGGATCTGAACTTGATTTGATGTCGTCATTGCGTAGAGGTAAATATTCTTCTATGGTGGTGTTCTTTAATCACTCTACAGGACAGTATGAAGAATATGTTTACAAGATTAAAGACAGTTATGATAATATGGCACATCTAGGTGGTCAAGAGGGAATTACTTTGATTCCCTCAAATCAGATTGAATTATCTGATTATCCGAGTAGAATTATGTCTATCTACTTGGATCACGAATCATGGTATAACGAAAAAACCCCCGCTTCACCAGATCCAAAAGACGGTAGTACAGATCCTACTAAGTTTGCTGATTGGCAGAAATTTTATGCGGCACAATCTCTTGCGAGATATCAGTTATTAAAGAACCAAGTATGCACCATAGTAATTCCTGGAAATCCTGATATTTGTGCTGGTGATAAAATTGACATTAGGTTATCAAGTAAACTTCCAAATTCTGAAGCAAAAAAAGATCAATATGATACAGAATCTAGTGGAACTTATTTAATTAACGAGGCAACTCACACTTATGATACTACAGTCGGAACTAATGGTAGATTCACAACAACTCTCAGACTGATGAGAGACTCATATGGTCTTAAAGATAGACCATCAAACCACGGCACTAAATAAAAACGTAGAAACAATTACTTATGGAAAACATCGAAGCCCACATTGCTAAGGACAAAGAGATCCTTGACAATCCTATGACTTCTCCCAACCAACGTCGTCATATTGAAGGTGAACTTCATGAACTTGAAGTTTATGTAGAAAACCACAAAGAAGAAATTGAAGCAGGAGATCATCACGATCCTACCGCATTAGAACTTTTTTGTGAAGTAGAACCAAGCGCATTAGAGTGTAAAGTCTTTGATGATTAATTAACATGGACCAACTATTATCACAGTTGATTCCCACTCAGCGCATCGGAAACGATGGGTTTAATTGGTGGGTGGGTCAAGTCGAACAAACTGCCGCAGAAGAAAAAACTAACAAAGGTGGTTATCGTTTTAAGGTTCGTATCGTAGGAGATCACCCCGCAAGTAAGGAGATCCTTGATACGAAAGACTTGCCATGGGCAAATGTGATGATGCCAGTCAATGTGCCTTTCATGCCTGGTAATGTTGGTGGAGCACATCCACAACTTATTAAGGGGTGTTGGGTTGTTGGTTTTTACTTAGACAACTTAAAGCAGAAACCCATTATCATGGGTTCTATTGGACAAACTCCTGGAGCAACTAGTGTTGTAAATGTTAGAAGACCAGATGGTAAACCCTTTCTAACTGCTATTCCTGATGACGTAAATCCTTCTACTGATGGACAACCACCGCCAGATAATGAGGAAGGTGGATCCGGCAAACCTCTCAATAAAACCACAGGTGCTTTGCCAACTGGTGATGATACTGTTCCCGTGCCTGCACGACTGCTGAAAGGTGTGGATGATGAAAAATGGTGTCAATCTGTAGCAGAAAAATGCGACAAACAAAATCTAACAGATAAAACCAAAATTTTACTTGGTGAATTTTTAAATGAAGTTCAGAAAAATGATGGAAATATTGGCACGTATTTAATTAGTCCTATTAGTGGAACAATTAATAGTGGTATTGGCATAGCAAGAAAGTATGTCAATAAGTTTATGAGTGTGATCAGGCATTTTGTCGCAAAGGTAAAAGGTTTTGTGATTGAGAAACTCACTAATGCTGTTAAGGATTTAATTAAAGCAGTATTATATCCAAACGAAACTGGAAATGCCCTTACTCCAGTTACAGAATGGTTCAATAATCTTCTTAAAGATCTTGGATGTAAAATGGCAGATCTTGGAGACCGCTTAGCGGAATTCTTGACGAATGTTTTGATGGGTCTAATTAATCAAGTTTATCGTGCTGCAGCATGTCAAATAGATACATTAGTAAACGGTATTCTATCAAAGATTAATTCCTTGATGGAAGAGATCTTAGGAAAAGTTCTTGGACCTATTCAGGATATTCTTGGTGCTATTGCTGGACCACTTAATATTTTAGGTGGAGCAATTAATTTTGTATTGAAGTTACTTGGTATTTCTTGCTCTGGACCTAATAATGAATGTGCTGGATACAAACAAATTTGTACAGATGGAGAGAAAAAAGATAAAGAGGATAAAAAAGGAAACGATTTCTTAGATGATCTTCTCTCTAACATCGATAATTTATTCCCTGCTACAGGAGCTGATTTTAATCAGTATACTTGTGAAGATGCTTATACTGGAAAACCGTTATCTATTACAACAGTTGGGTTTACTGGAGGAGTTCCTCGTTATAGTGATAAACCAACAAAATCGCCAAAAATTGTTTATACGATATCTGATATTACTGTTGAAGAAGGATTCGATGCTGTATTCCAGGTAACTAGAACTGGAGTTACTGAATTTGCTTCATCTGTGTCTTATAGAACATCTAGGAAAGGAACTGCTACTCCAGATGAAGATTACTTGCCTGATAGTGGTATTCTTGGATTTGCTCCAGGGGAAACTGTAAAAAGTATTACTATTAGAACGTTCAGTTCACCAGAAAATGAAGGTGATGAAGATTTTTATATGATTCTAAAGAAAAACTCTCCTGGTGAAGGCAGTCGAATTAAATCTACATTCATAAAAAATGTTGGTAGGTGTGTAATTACGGAACGCAATGTAAAAGAACCGGGATCTCCATATTATCCCCGACCAACAAATCCAACTCCAGATATACCAAATGTTTTCCCACCTGACGTAGTGGCAGATATCCCTACTCCTCCTTCTGATGATACTACACCACCTTCTGATGACACATCAGATGACACATTACCTTCGTATGAAGTAGTTGCTGACAAAGTTTCTGTCAAGGAAGGTGATTTTGTGACATATACAATTACTACAGAAAACGTAGAGAGTGGTACATATGCATATTATACATTAACAGGGGATATTGACTCCGGTGATATTATTGGGGGGAAAACAACAGGTTCTTTTGTTGTCAATAATAATACTGCTGAAGTAATAATTGGAATTTCTGAGGATTCTTTGGATGAAGAAGAAGAGTTACTTATATTCACTGTGAATGCAACTGGTGCTACTACAAATGTAATAGTGTTACCACTTACGGAAGAAATTAGTACTGAACCACCAGAAGATGATGGTGAGGGTGATACTCCAGAAACAACTACAGACGAATTTATTGTTCCTGAAGTTATTCCTGAAACTATTATTACAGATGATAATGGTGGAATTATTGAAATACCCATCAGTCAACCTGGAGATCCTTGGGCAGAACCACCATATGTCTTTATTGGTGGCGAAGGAATTGGTGCTGTAGCAACTCCTTTACTAGACCAAGATGGATTTATTACAGAAATTCGCATTAAAGCACCTGGATATGGTTATAAATTAAATCTTGCTAATGAATCTGGTGTTCGTTGTATCATTGATGCATTTACTATAATCCGCCCTGGAATTGGATATACATCAGAACCTGATATGTATATAAATGGTGAACTTGGTGTTGCGGAAGCAGTTATCAACGAAGATGGATTTGTCGTTGGTGCTAGAATTTTAGATAGACAATTGACATTTGAAAAATTCCCTGAGATTGTAATCGTTGGTGGTGGTGGATATGGTGCTAAACTATTACCATCTTTTAGATGCCTAGATACTGAAGCACTCACTACAGTTGGATCTACTAAGATCGGAACTGGTCGTTATATTGATTGTCCATAATGTCACACGCTGTACCCGCTACCGAATACCCTAATGGTATCTTTCCATCTCCATCTGATCAAACACAGAAACTAAAAGATGGTTTTATCTTTACAACATGCTGGAAAGGTGTGCTGACTCGTTCACATATCTTTGAACGCATGTGTCCTGATGGTCAAACATCAGCACTAAGAATAGATGGTCCTGACGGCACTGCCGGGTTTATTACACTTCAAAACAATGGATCTATTGTTATTGGTACTGGAGAAAAAAATGTAGAAAAAGGTGCTTCCAGTGGAAAATTGTGTATACACACTCATGGACAGCAACAAAAACATGAACAAGTAACTCATATTGAATATAATTGTGGTGATGATGGTGATGAAGCACTAAACATTATTGCATATGGAGATATTGTAGAAGAAGCTACCGGTAGTGAAAGGCATATTAAAGCGCAGAAAATTGTTATTACTGCTGAAGAAGAATTGTTTTTGATTGGAAAATCACAAGTATTCATTCAGGCAGGATCTAATGGTGGTGGTACTATTCAAATGAGTGCTGGTACTATTGAGCAAGTTGTAGACAACAAAAAAGATATTGTCTTTGGTCAAAAGATGACATTTGGTGCTGGTGAAGAAACATCTGTACAGTTTGACCCTAGAGCATCACAAAATATTGTTTCACCTGGACATGTTAATTGGTCTATCCTTGGTGATTATAAGCAATGGGTTGGTGGAGTATCTCAAACTATTATTGCTGGAAAACCATCAGTGCCACCGTTAATTAAAGCAAGAGATACTTCTTATAGTGTTAATACTGTTATTGGTGGTGCTTCTATAAAAGCAGCAGACGGCATTATCACAACAGCAGGTGGAGCAATTACATCAACAGCAGGTGGTGCAATCACATCAGCAGCAGGCGGTGCATCAACAATGACTGCTAGCGGAGTAATGACTGTTGCTGCTAGTGGAGCAATGAATATTACTGGTGGTGCTGCAGTTACAATGACAGCAGCAGGAAACGTTGCAATCACAGGCGCATTAATTTTACTTAACTAAACAATCACGGATACTGATCGTAAACTGGCACAAGGGGGGTTGATTTCTGGACTCAACTCTGATAAATTAGTCTTGTAGCAAATCAGGCGAGTGCCGCAATTACTTGCATAACCTGGTTGACGCATCCAGCGTCTTCTGCTATAATGTATTCATGCGATCGGGAGTCGAACCGATCCATCATCTGCGGGTATTCATTCCGCAAGTAAACAAAGGTAATTAACAACAATGATCAAATCTGTATTCGCAGCAACCGCTGCCCTGTCCGTCTCTGCTGGTGCTGCTTTCGCAGGACCCTACGTTAACGTAGAAGCCAACTCCGGTTTCACGGGATCCAGCTACAACGGAACCGCGACTGACCTTCACGTAGGTTATGAAGGCGCTCTTGGCGAGAACGCTTCATACTACGTCCAGGGCGGCGCTACTGTAGTCTCTCCTGATGGTGGCGAGAGCGACACCGTTCCTTCTGGTAAGGCAGGTCTTGGTATCGGTTTGACCGATGCTCTTGGCGCATACGGCGAAGTCTCCTTCGTTGGTAGTGGAGACAGCAACATCGACCGTGGTTATGGCACCAAGTTGGGTCTGAAGTACAGCTTCTGATAAATAATGTGGAGACCTTTCGTGCGGTCTCTACAAAAGTCGGAACACCCAAAGGGACCTTCGGGTCCCTTTTTTCATGGTTCTAAATACTTATGTGGAAATGAGTGACATATGTTATCTACACAATACAGACTACGACTGGAATTTATTTGTAAATGTATTGCGAATGGAGAAGAAGTGAAATTGTCTGATATGATTTGGGCAAATAAACTTGCCAAGGCAAATACATCTGCTAACGAAATGTTGAAGATGGCACGTCGTCAAATCACATATAAAATTGAGGAAGGTAGTACCGACGATTTTCTGAATAGGATGGGATTAGGTGATCCCGACCCATCCAATCATAAAACGGGATTTACTGATGCTGATGACATTAAAAATTGGTTTCAGCAAGACAAACCT